CAGACTCACTGAACTCCACTCAAGAAGCCAGCAGTCACCATGTTATACCGAACGCAGGAAGCCCCTGTTCGCGCCTCACTCGACACAGACGAAACCAACACGTCCAATGCCGGCCGCTACTCCCAACCGAACGCTCGGGTGCGCCTTGCGGGCTGCAACGGGCTGCCGATCGCCTTCCGCCGCGTGGTTTGCATGAGCGAGGGCTCGTTCGCAACGCAGCGCTGGCAAGGCATCACGGCGAAGGGCATCACGGGCCTCTCTTCCTCGGAGGCCGAACGGCTCCTGGAGGAAGCCACCATGCCGCTCAACTAGCGCCCAACGCCCCGACCTGGGGCACGATGCGACAGCCGGGCCGGGGCACCTTTCAGCTCCACTCTGCCCCGCACACGCGGGGATACATTCACCCGTCATTCGTTCCGGTAACGGCCTGAATCGCCTCCTCTTCCGTTTCGAAGACGGGGGCATCGTTGAGGAGGTGGAACGGGGGTGGCATGAGCCGACGTCCCCAGGCTTTTGCTCGGGTGATATCTCGGTCGGTCGGATCGGAGAGCCTGTCGAGGTCCTCTTCGCTCCAGTTCAGGGAGGGGCCTACGTTATTAGCCATCGGTCACGTTACTGCTGTGTACGGGGGACGGTGGTTTCGAGAAGTTGATCGGCCTCTTCCTCTCCGAACCCAGCGATCAAGGCGGCGGCTCGAATGTTGGCCCCAGCGGCGGACAGCTCTTTCGTAATCGTGGCCATCACCTTTCGGCGCTGGATGGTATCGATCTTTTCCTCCGAAAGACGATCAAGCTCCTGGGCCACGTCCGAAAGGCCCATGCGGTCGAGCATCGTTCGGAGGGACAATTGCTCCTTCTCGACCTGCTCCATAAGAACCCTCTGTTCGTCCGTCGAGAGAACACCCCGGTCGAGTCGGAGATTGATCGATGCCACAACCCCCTCCATGCGATCATCTCCCGAGAGGAGGGACGCAAAGCGGGGCATCGTGTCGAGGGCCCAGGCTCCCGTTGATTGAAGAGTCCGCATCGTGGGGCGAAGGGAGGCGACGTACTCCTTTCGTGCCGCAATCCGAGCAATCCCCGAGGAGCTTGCATCCCCACTCATAAGGATGTGCCGTTGATCCGTCTCCGAGAGGATCGTTTCATAATGGAGGTCCTTCGTGTCCTCGAACGTGTCCACGGGAGTCGGATCTCGAAACTCCACGGAGGGATTCGCAAGCTTCTGCCTCCCCTCCCGATCCTCAGACACTATACCGGCCAGAAACGACGTCTCACCGGCCCCCATCCGGTAAGGGGCATCTACCCATTCGGTTTCCCCCGTGGACTTTTCGACCTTCTCCTGGGGCCTCTGTGCGTTGAGGAAGATCCGTTCCACGAAGCCTGCCCAGTCGAGGTTCGTGTTCGCCATGGTAAGGCTCTTGTTGACCCCGTGCTGCTGCTGTCGCACCTGGGGGGTCACAAGGGTTTCCCGCTCGATCTCGCTCATGTGGAGTTGCATCCCCAGGTCCAGGGGGTCGGATCGATCAATTGTGCGCTCGGGCTCTTTCTTGCTGCGTTCCTCCTGAATGATTGCCAGGACCGTTTCTCCGCTGTCGTTCAGGATCGATACCTCGACCTTCTTTTCCTGATCCTGGTCCTCCCTCCAGTATGCAGCAATTTTTTCCCCGTTGATCTTCGTAACGACCCCCCGAGTCGGAAAGATGATCTGGAGATCGAGGACTTCCGACGCCACCTCGAACGTGAGATCCGAACGGAGATTGCCGTCCTCGTTATAGGCTTTCTGGCTCGGGTAGAGGCGAAGGAGGGGCGTGCCCCCGCAGAGGGTGTGCCGTCCCCCCTTGCGGAGCAGATCAGTAATCTCCTCGGCCCCAGGCATCGGATCGGAGACCTCTTCGACGCGTTCGGGGTCGCCGGAGTCTGCGTTTCGGAGGAAGTCGATAGAGGGGAGACGCCCGATTACTCCGTTCAGGTGCCGTTCCACGACCTCCCGAATCACATTTTGGCTTGTGAAGGCTTCCTCCACACGTTGCTTCTCGGAGTTGTAGTCCTTGGGATTGTCCGAGGCGTCGGGAAGAACACTCTCCCATCCCTCCCCCTCTAGCCAGTGATCCCCGTCCCACATCTGATACGCCTTCTCGTAATTGTCGGGAACGGTCGGACGTAGATCGGCCAGGTCGATAGCCTCAAGATCAAGCATCGGAATCGTTGCGGTTGATTAAAGCGGTTGCGGATCGGGGACCTACCCCACGGAGGACCGAATCGGGGGCCCCGATGTCTGGTTGCGGATTCGTCGGGCGATCACTGTGTACAGAAAGTAGCGCATGGCGTCCATCGTATGGTCGTTCTGCTTCACGGGCTCGTTGTGCTGGACGCCATCCCTTTCGTCCCAAACGTAGCTCTGGATCTCCTTCTGAACAGGCTCAGTCGATGGTATATCATTTATCCAGAGCCGTTCCTCCCCCTTCGAACGATACCCCAGGAGCCCGGCCGTGAAGTTGATACCGTTGATCACGTCGTTCTCGGCCTTTCGTATTTCGTACCCCCGATCCCGAAGCTCCGCGATAAAATCGGCTGCAGAGGGGTCCGCAACGATATCTTCGAGGTGAATGCCGTCTACGAATGACTCGAAATCCTCGGCGTATTGGGGGTTGGTCTTTCGAGATTGATCCTCCGCCCCTCCCTCGTGAAAGTAGCAGTCGAGAAGATGGACCCGCTCGGTCGGGTCGTCCCACCCAAAGAGGAGAAACGTGGTCGGGTTGACCGTCCCCTTATCGACCCCAACGCCGTAGTGCCGAAATCCCTGGGGACAGTCCCGGACGTGGACGGCAGTGTTGAACATGTCGTAGATTGCCCCCGCGGCCATGACCCACATCCCAAGCACGAGCCTCTGGTAGTAGAGCCCCTGGTACTCCCGCTCGATCTGCCGAATGAACTCGTCTGCGAGGAACGGATTGTCCTCCAGCCGAAACCGGAAGTGAAGCCAGTTGAGGGCATCATCCCTGATCCGAGAGAGCCAGTCGTTGAGGAGCCAGTGATTCGGGTGGTCGGGGTTCGTGGTCCCGAGTCCAAGAGCCCCCTTCGGGCTCATCCTCCCCAGAAGCTCTTCGAAGAAGTTGCGGGGCCAGAGGCTCACCTCGTCCCCGATCCATCCCGCACACGTCATCCCTCGCAGTTTCTTAAACGATCGGCGGTTGTACGCCGAAAGAAGATGGAGCTCGTGCCCGTCGAGATGGGCTGTTCGGTTTCCGAGCTTGTAGGAGAAGGTGTCCTCTCCGAAAATATCCTGCGTCGGAGTGAGGACGTTCCTCTCCAGAGAGTCGAGGGACTTCCCGATCATCACAAGCTCCCCCCTCGATCCTCTTTGGTGCACGTGCCGAACCCAGGGAAACAGTGCCCCAATGGTTTTCCCGCTTCGGATCGAGCCGACGTACATCGCCACACGGGGGTCACGCTCCTGTATCATATGGGTGGCCCAAAGCTGCTTCGGGGCGATCCCATACTCTTCCCCATCAACGGAGAACGTCGGAAGGTTCATTCGAGAGTAGTCGCTTCGCCGGCAAGGAGATCAGGAAGGAAGGGGCGATGACGGACGAGCCCGTTCTCAGGGTCGTAGTCGTGGGCCTCGGCTGCTCGAAGCGCGCCGATGTACGAGTTCCGCTTGTGATAGGCGTCGGGAGGGCAGAGCGTGGGGGACCTTCGGATGAGGACGCCCTTGTGCTCGACGTACCCCCCGACCCCTTCGAGGTGCCGCTTATGGGTGTGCCCAGTTCGAACCTCTGCGTACTCAGAGTCCCCCCATTCATCCTGTTCGGCGGCCAGGGCGTACAGGTCGGAGGGGGAGAGGAGATTCCCTTCGTAGTTCTTCCCGTGAGTGAAGCCGAGAAGCACCCTCCCGAACTGTAGGAACTGCCACGGATCGGGGCTCCGGTGGATGGTGATTCCGCCCGTCTCTCCGAAGGCCATCGAAAGGCATCGTCCCATCCAGTCGGCAGGGTCGAAGTCGTGGTTTCCGTGGACCACGACGCTATGAACTCGGAGATCCTTCGAGAGAGCCTTCTTGATCCCCCACTCGTACATCCGAGCCATCGCCTCGCTCGTATGGTGAGCCGGGGCCACTTGCTGATACGGCGTCCCGTTCGCACTCTCCCCCCGAACGCCGTTCGTATGAGCTGCATCATTCCCCACATCGAACACAAGATCGGTCACGCCGTCCTCCTCTGCTCCCTCCAGTAGATAGGAGAAGGCCCGGCGCCACTGCTCCGTGCCCCTCTCTATACTCCACTTGAGCTCCCCGCGTTTGCTCCAGATGAGGTTCCCGAGGTGGAGATCCGGAATTGAAATCACGCGGACGATCCCCGCGCTCGGAACGTCTGGAGATGAGATGGACGGGGGATCGAAGTCCTCCATGAGCCCCTCCGCGAAGGCGACGGTCATGCGCCGATGTGTCGCCCTCTTCCATGTCACGTTGATGCGGAAGCACGGGACCTTCACACCCTCCTCTTCTCGGATGAGCCGTTCGGTCCCCTCGACCTCCATGGTCGAGACGTTCTTGAGCTTCATCGGAACCTCGTGCTGGCCGCACTCGACTTTTGAGGGGAAGAATCGATCCGTGTCCACGTCGAAAAACTCTTTCACTTCCTCGACCGAATGGATCGGCTCCCGCACGTTGCGAACGGTGTTGAGCGTGTCCCCCTCCATCGTGTGCTCCTCTTCGGGAGGAATCTCGGGATCGGCCCGTTGCCCCTCTTCGAATCCAACCTTCTCTCCGCGGGCATAGACGGCCTCAAGGAGATCCGAGAGATACGTCGGGTCTTTCTCACGGACTCGGTATTTCTTGCTTCCCAAAGGTGCATCCAGCCAGTCTTTCAGCGTGCTCCGGGGCATCCCGATGTGCTCGGCCATCGCCTGCCGGGACTCGAAATACTGCTCAGAGAGGCGAAGAGTGCGGTGAAGCGGGCGGTGCATCGAAAGGAGAGGAGCAGGTCCAAAAATAGAGAATAGGAGGCCCGCTCAATTTTGATCTAGTAGGGGGTAGCCCGGTATGAGGGCGATCTTTCCGCTCTTAGCGGGTCCCGTTTTTGCCCCGTTCGAAGGGTATTTCCGTCGGGTCCGTGTCGAGGGCCGATGCAACAACCGGAGTGGTATCCTGGGGAGGGGGAATGGAGCGAGCCGTCCGTCCCGTATCTTCGAGGACGGACTTGATGAGCGACTCCGAGACGAAGGGATTACCCTTGCCCGTAATACCGGAGAACGATCCGCGGCTCCCCTCCAGGACTTCCCTCTCCTTCTCACGGTGGAACTGGAGGAAGAGACGGTCGAGCTTCTCCTGAATCTCTTCGGGGAGCGTGGGCCCGTCTCTTTCGATCTCTTCGATCTTGATTTGGATGGGAGTTGCGTCCATGGTGTTATGCCTTGGCTGTGATGTTTTCGGGAGACGGGACTTCAACCTCTTCCATCCCCTCCTTCGCTTTTTTCGCTTGGGAGAGGGCGTCCTCTTCCGTTGCGTGGGCGCTCGGAGACATGGCAACAAGCTGGCCGTCTTTCTTGAGTCCCCACTGGTAGTTCCCGCCGAACGCGTTGATGATTTCGAACTCGTATTCCATAAGGATTGCCGTCTGCTGTGAGAGTTATCGCTTCCCCACGGGGGCCTTATTCCAGGCGTCCCACATGAGGGACTTCGAGAGAGTCGTTCGGTGACTCTTTCGGGCCTTGCTCTTGTTGAGCCTGGGAGCATCAGACTGCCGTTTGATCCCCGAGGGGGTCACGTACACAAGCCCCGCGTAAGGAGGAAGAGAGTCCTCGGAAATAAGCCCAGGGGGGCAGGCATAGAAGAACCGACACGGGAATTTAGCGGAGCGCATGCCCCCGTCTGCCGTTTTGACGTGAGAGAGCAGGATCCGGTGTCGCTTCTTCTCCCGATCTCTCCGATAGTCGCCCCTGCTGATCTTGATTTCGTACTCGACCACGTACCCCGCTCCAGTGAGGGCGATGATATCACTCTCCCATCCGAAGAGATGGACGTTCGGTGTGATGTGACTGTACCCCCGGTCGGCCAGGGGCTTGAACATGGCCCTCTGAACCTTCCCCTCGGTCGGACTGCTCATCTCTAAAACGGGAGCTTGGGATCGTTGCCGTTGAGATCGATCTTGTACGCTCGCTCTGCCTCATCCATCTCCGAGATCGGCTGTTTTCGAACGTTGGAGTGGCCCCGTGTCTCGATCACCGTCTCGATCCGATCCTCTTCGGGGGGCGTCCGAGCAACGGCATGAAGCCGGCGTCCCATCTCGGAATTGTAATACCGGATGTGCTTCGGGTATTCACTCATTTTCCGGCCCTCTCTTCTTCTTGAGAAACTTGGCTACTTCGTCGGCCCGGACGTGCCACTCCCCCTCGACCTTCTGGATTCCATCCGAGGGGCCAACGTCGCGGCAATGTCGATTAACCGTCTCTCGGGACTCCTTCGAGAGCCCCGCCACGATGCGCGACGTAAGCCACACGCCCCGGCCCAGGAAGGACGGGGGGTGCCTCCAGACGAGAGGGGCACGGAGGGCCTTGTTCCGCTGTGTCGTAAGGACGTGATCCTCCACGAGGCCCATCTCATCCTCCACTGCCTCGGGGCGGTGAGAGAGGGCCAGGTTCCCCCGCTTCGTGAGAACCGGGATAGACTCGGACAGGACCCGTCGAATCTTTTCGTGGGACAGCTTTGGGAGTCCCCCAAGTCCCCGGGCAGCGGACTCGGCCGCACCCTGGAGAGCCGAGGCCGCTTCGCCCATTTTAGAGGGATCGCCCTCAAGCTCAGAGGAATCCCCCAATCCGAGACGCTTCCTCCGCGCCTCATCAATGATGTCTCGAATCTCGGTCGTGATCTCATCCCCATCGACGGACACCTTCACCCTCGGCTCCTCGGGGGCGTCATTGGGGGTAAGATAGGCCACGAGAGCGATCAGACACGAGGCAAGGGCTGTCCCCACGGTCGGACTAATCTCTACCCCGAGGGACGAGAGGCCCCACATAAGGACAACGCTCAAGGCCCCGGCAATGCCGGAATATCGAGTGCGAGTATCGGGACTCCAGCGCCTGTTCATGCCGTTGCGGTGTTTATTGGTCGGTTGCGGAAAGTTACTTGATTTCCTCGTCCTCGAACTGGCTCATGTCCACCTCCTTCGCCGTTTCCTCGATCACGCTCACCATCTCCTTGATGCGACTTCCCTCCTTCTCGGGATCGTGGTCATAGACCCCGAGAAACTTTCGTCGCTTTTCTTGGACTTCGAGGATGAACCGCCACAGATGGTAGTCTTTGCTCTGCTCCTTCACAATCGTTCGAATCTCCCGCTCAGTCACGGAACCCTCCCCCAAATTCTCCTTGATCTTCTTCGTCGTCTTCTCAATATCTTGCCCACTCTCTCGTAGGTCCTCTCGAATCTCCTGCTCGGTTTGATCGAGACGAGCCAACTCTTCCCGAATCAACCGATCCATATTCACGAGCGCAGATTCCTCCCACTTCTTGCGCAGAATCGAGAGGTCTCGATTCACGGTCCCTACGGACCTGCCAACCTCCTCGGCGATGACCCGATGGGGCTTCCCTTGGAGGTAGAGACGAGCAACCTTCTGCCGCCTCTCTGCCATTTCGAGCTTTTTCTGTTTGCTCACTCCCATACATCTGAACAGGCATCATGGACAAGGAAGGTGCCGGGAGACATTCCAATGCGCGCACGCGGACCCGCCTGAACGGGGGGAGGGAGATTCAATCCGTACTGTGTTCAAGGGCTCTGGCCCACTTCGGAGGGGGGGCGTCCCAGGGATTGACCGAGAACCCGAGCACTTGCCTCCATCGCTGTATCGTGTCGGGAGTAACCGAGTAGAGCCATGCCACCGCCTCGTCCGACTCGCTGAACGAATATCCTGCCTTGTGGAGCCGGGAGCAGAGACGTACGGCTCTAGCTCGGGCCTGGGGAGATAGGACCCTTCCGTTGTTCGGGGCCAAAGTCCCTTCCAGGTTAGAACGGAGAGTCGTCTTGCTCTGGCTCATCTATCTGTTCGGGATCGATGGGGGGTCCAGTGAGATGGTCGGCGCAAAGGAGCTCAAGAATCTGTCCGCGGCGAAGGGGAGGATCCTCGGGCAAATCGTATCCCCCTTCCTTCAGTTGATGGAGCACTTTCTCTTTGGCTTCCTCCCAGACGCCCATTTGATCGTCCGCGAGGAGGAACTCCAGCGTCTCCCAATGATCGGGGTCCTGCTCCTCCCCTTCTCCCTCGGGGCCGTCCTCGTCCTCCTCAAAATCGTCCCAATCGAAGTCGAGGGTCTCTTCGAAGTGGTCGATCTCTTCTCGCTTGAAGGGCATCGTCCCGAGGATGTCCTCCATGCCGAACTCTTCTTTCACGTCGGTCATGGTTTCGGCCAGCGAGATGGGGTCTGCGTCCCATTGGGTTTCGTTCACCTCCAGGGCGATGCGCTTTGCTTCCTGCTCCGACACCCTTCCCAGGTTGTAGCACATGACCCGTTCTTGCCCGATCCGCTTGAGAGAGGGAAGTCGGTGGTTGCCATCGGGGACTTCGTAAATGGGAAGTCCGTCCTCCGTCGTTTGCTCGTCGGGAAGAGCACGGACAATAAGGTTCTGGACCTGTCCGTTTCGCTGGAGATTGGCCTTGAGAAGGTTCTGGAGTTCCTCATCTTCCTCCTTGTAGTTCCACTCGGCCTTCACGAGTTGATGCGTCTGGAGGATGATGTACCCACGATCCTCGGGGCCGTCGCTCGTCTGGATATCGGGCATAGTTAAATGTGGGGTTGGGGATTGAACTCCGAGAACTCTACACCCCTCTTCGTCCAGAGGCGCTGAAGGTAATCTTCGTAGTCGAGGAAGGCATTCACCGATTTCTTGATGCAATCCAGGTAGTAGCGATTCGTCACCTGGAAGTCCTCCAGGGAGGCGTTTTCGGGGTCCTGATCCTTCCCCGTGAGGGCGTCGTTCATCACGATCTTGCCCCGCTTCCGATCGAATCGGGCTACGCTCCGATACTTGCTGGCAGATACCCATGTGGTCGAGTCCACCGAATAGAAAGGGAACTCCTTGAGGCGATTTCCCGAGACGCCGAGCCCATGAACCCGAGTGTGATCTTTCGCCTGCCGGAAAACGAAGCGAAAGAACGAGGTCTTTTGGTCGTGGGAGGCGTCTCCCGTCACAAGGCCCCCGAGGGAGATATAGGGGTATTCCTGGACGTACTCCTTGAGAAGCTTGGTATTACCACGCATCCAGGACTGCACGTGATAGACGGGAATTATGTACGTCGAGTGGGTGGCCGAGTCGAGGAAGCGTTGATTCTCCCTCGTTCGGGAGAGAGGAGGGGTGTCAAGATTGAAGGCCAGATCGGGCTCGTGCTCATTGAGCCACTTGGCGTACTCCTTCCTGGAAATGTCCTCTCCCTGCTCCTGGGCCGTGTACCCCCCCGAGTCGACCATCACACGTCGGAATGAGTCGTGGGGCTCCTCGACGTAGAAATATGAGTCGAGAACCCGTTCAACGCCGGCCTCCCGGAGGACGGGAGCGTACTGCCCATTTTTGGCCGTGAGCCCAGCGAAGTAGATCCGCATGGAAGGGAGGAAGTTATTGTGACGGTTGGACGGGATCGAGGATGCCGTTCCGTTCGAAAGCGACCCTACGCATGTAGCAGGGCCCGCACTCCCCGCAGTGGCTGGGACCGCCTCCGTAGCAGGACCACGTCAGTTCGTGGGGGACGCCAATCCGCGCCCCGAGCTCGACAATTTCGTGCTTCATCATGTTGGCAAGCGGGGTCCGAAGCTCGATCCGACGTCCCGGCTCAACGGCAAAGGGAAGCAGGTCCCGAAACCGATCTGCGAAGGCTTTCTCGTTGTCGGGATAGGACCCTGCCTCCTCAAGATTTCCCCCGTAAGCAATGACCCCGGCATCGTAGCTTTCGGCCAGGGCCGTGAGGGTCGAGAGCATGAGCAGGTTACGGGCCGACACCCAATCGCTCGCCGTCTCCGCTCCCTCGATGGCCTTCTCTTCCGATCCGGCGTGAGCCTCTCCTCTCGTGAGAGTCCCGTCCATCACTCGGGGCAGATCAACGAACTGGAGGTTGAAGTTTCCTTGCCGAGCGATTTCCCGAACCGCCTCGGCTTCCCGGTCCTCGGCATTGCATCCGTATCGGGCATGGATGAGGGTCACGTCGAAGCCCTCTCCGTCCAGAAGGTAGGCGACGGTGGTAGAGTCGAGCCCCCCAGACATGGAGACGAGAGCCTCGTCCGTCCCAGTTTTGCGGTAGTGGGGTCCCCCGGCCCGGAGTCCGTCCTCCGTGAGCACCCGAGAGGTGTACGGAGGGAGGGCCCGCGGGCGCTTGAACGGATCGGGCTCGGAGCAGAAAGCGCAGGCGTCCCCCGTGGATGCCCAGTACAAAGGCTTGAAGTTGGCCGAAAGGAGGAACGCGCCTTGGGGATTCGAGACGTATCGGGCCAGGGAGAAGGACCCCTCGATCTCCTGGACGGCGGCCATCACCTCTCGAATGGCATCGGTGTGGGGGTTGCCCGAGAGAAACGCCTCAAGGAGAGCGGCCACGGCCTCAGTATCGACGACCTTCCTTCCCTCCCCAAACCTGTCCCATAGCTCATCCTCGTTCGAGACCGTCCCGTTGAACGCCCAATGCCTCTTGGGGCCGAGGACCTCCTTCGACGTTTCCCGCTCGGTCGTGGGGGCGGCGCGGAACTGCCCTGTGACACTTTCGGCGGCGAAGACCTCGGGGATGATCCCCATGTTCTCCGTTCGGCGAACTCGCTGTGTGAGACGGCCATCCACATAGCAGTTGACCCCGAGCCCATCACGTCCTCGACGGGCAGCCGAGTCTAGGATATCCTCTTTTTTCCGACGGGAAACGGCCCCACTCCATCCAAAAATTCCGCACATATGTATTTGACATTGATTGGCTTTTTGCCTATAATGGGTACACAGAAGAGTCGAGGACACCGGACTCTTCCTTCAACCGCAACTGCTCACACACAAACCGCAACGACGCTATGTCTCTCACACAGGATGGAATCACCCGTCACCTCCAGTGGACGGATCACAAGCTCGAACAAATCGGAATCGGGCTCGACCTTCGTAAGATTGAGGTTGATATTCCTTACGACCCTGAAGATCACGACGGGACGGACCCCGATACCCACATTCCAGAGACACAGAAGAAGGTCAACACCTTCCTCTCGGCCTTCTGGACGAATGCCACGGAGGACGATGTGGAGCAGATTGAGGAGGACCTGGAGAAACTCCTGGAGCCAACCCTCAATCGCCCGTCTGTGACTCTTCGGCTCGGTCGATAGCGCGAACAAGCTCCTCTCTCGTGAAGGGGAGAGCAACATGCCCTCCCGTCGAATCCCGGAGACGAGAGCCCCGGTCGGCGGGAGGGTTTTCTGTTTCGTTTTGCTTCTTCATCGTGACGGGCGTGAGTCGTGAAGAGAGAACAGTTCTTGACGAGCTTTCGAGTCCTCCTTGAACACTCCGGTGAGCCTGGATGCCGCCGTTTGGGAGCCTGTCTGTTCAACCCCTCTCATCTCCATGCACAGATGCCGCGCCTCCGTCACGACGGCCACGCCCCTCGGATCAAGCTCCTGCTCCAAAAACCTGGAAATCTGTCGGGTCATGCGCTCTTGCGTCTGGAGACGCCGCGCATAGAACCCCACAAGACGGGAGAGCTTCGAGAGTCCTGCTAGCTCTCCATCTGGGAGGTAGGCCACCGATGCCGTCCCAAAGAAAGGCAGGATGTGATGCTCGCAGAAGGAGTAGAACTGAATGCCCGTCTGGGCCACTACTTGATCGGCAGTCGGGTCGGAGAACGTCGTGAAGTTGATCGTCTCGTCCTCACGAACGAGGTCCCGCATCCACTCCTGAACGCGGCGAGGAGTATCCTTGAGTCCCTCACGGTCACATCCTTCCGGTTCCATATACCCCAGAAGTCCCCTGACGATAGCTCGGACGTGATCCTCCTTGTCCGTAGGGGACTCCTTCGGCTCCGGTTGGGGAACGGGACCGTTCATGCCGCGCCAATGGTCTTATGGGATTGTGTCGAGATCCTCCATCCCTCCCGTCCCTGGACGATTCCTCGGGCCTGCTCACAGGCAGACTCGAACCGGGGACCATCCTCGGGTTGGACGTACAGGTGTTTTTCGAGTCCCTGGGGAGTGTGGCGACGGCGACACTTTTCCTCCAGACTCCAGTAGTTTTCGGGCGTGAAGTCGGGCACAATGAGCTTTACCTCATCACACGCCTCGATTTCGAGCTGGTCTTCTGGAAGCTTCGGGGAACAGCACACCCAATCGGGAGTCGTGGGGAGGGTGTGGTCCACTTCCCCGAACGTTTCTTCGAGGGATCGAGTCCCGTTCGTCTCGACGGCAATGGTCGTGTCTTTAAACCGACTGTGGAGATCAAGAAGGAGTCTCTCGTCCAGTTGAAGCAGAGGCTCGCCGCCTGTGAACACGATAAGGGGAGGGGTCCCAAGATTTTCGATCCGCTTCCCGATCTTCTTTTTCCAAAGCTCCTCACTCCCCTCTGGAGTGAAGTCCGTATCGCACCACATCGGGCAACCGAAGGCATCGTCCCCCGGCGTATTCAGGCGGGCATCCCTTTCTCGATCCTCCTCGAACCCGCTCCACATATTGCAAGCCACAAGACGCACGAAAACAGCGGGAGTCCCCGACCAAAACCCCTCCCCCTGGACAGTCGGGAAAATCTCCTTGACTTGGTACGGAGTCGTCGCGGACATCGGAACGGAGTCTTGTGGAGAAGACGAACGAAGAGACTCAATCCCAGACCTCAGCGTACATCGAATCCGTCTCCCAGAGTCGCGCGCGAAAGATGTTGAGATTCGTCTCTTCATCGAGCCGATCCTTGATCCACACCACGAGGTTTTCGGCCGTCGTTCGGCTCCCGATCTTGACCACCCGGTAATCCAGGCGCTCCAAGGCCGGGACGATCCTTTCGTCCCCCTCCGCGATGAAGGAGTGATCGAGCTTCCCCACCACGGCATCCTTCACTTCAGATTTGATCCGTCGAGCGTTAGCAACCATCCCCTTCTCGGGGCCTTCCTTTTTCCGAATCCCGTAGATTTCGATTTCGAGATGATAGGTATGCCCATGAACCTCCTTACAGTCCTTCACCGCCGGGACCACGTGGGCAGCGTGGAAATGGAACTGCTTCGTGACAGTCGGGGCTGAGGAGTCGTCGCGCATTTTGGAGGCACGGAAGGGGAGGGAGAGTGTCGGGCCACTCTCACGGCGTCGGGGGAGGCGTGTTTCATGTTTCGGAAACAGGCAACGTCCCGTCCGCAGGAGTGCGCGAATGGCAGCCTGAAAACTACTTACGCCATTCGCAGCGAAAGATAAGGATAGTTATCTTTCACTGTCGCCTCCATAGAGGCGCAGAAAGAGCACTGCTTCTTGATCAGTGGTCTCCCTATAAGCCGTCCACTCTCTCTCATTCATCAAGGCGAGGGCCTCTTGTGGGCTGAGCCCACCTCGCTTAGCCAACCTCTCAAGGCTTTGGTTGTGATTACGGTGGGCCTGCCTGTCGCTCAGATTTCGCATATCCACCGCAAGCGGAGTGCCTTGAATCGGCATCCAGCAAGGAGCACCTGATACTCCCTGGTCGGCTTCCTGTATCGTTTCTGACATCTCCAAATATGTTTCTTCAGATAAAAAAGCAAGAAAACGTTCATTTTCTTCCTTTTCTCAAAGCCGAAACACCTGCCCAATACCACCCCGGAATGACCGATCCACTTTCGACGCGAGACGAACCGATGCCGGACGGAGACGACCGAGACGTGGCCTCCCTCGTTCAATCCGATCTTGAGGAGAGGGCCCAAGAGGGGAAGCGCGAGTACGGGGAGTGCCTTTCGCCCAACAACGGCAGAAAGGCCCTGGTGGACGCCTACCAGGAAGCCCTCGACCTCGTGATGTATCTGCGCCAGAAGATAGCCGAAGACGAGATAGCCGAGGACGTCGACTGATTAGGAGGAGGCGATCGTGAGGGTTGCAGTTGCCTCCATTCCTTTCGGCGGCTCCACTTCAATTTTCATTTCGGTCACGGGACGCGGGCTCCCCTGCAGCACAATCCATCCCCGTTCCCTAACTTTTTCAAGGAAGCGCTCTACCTCCTTCCTTTCGCCTTGGAGCACAAGTTCCTCCGTTCGGGAGGGTATCCTCATCCACAGATCGGAGTAGAGGGAGGCCATCGGATCACTCGTCTGGGGTCAAGGAAACGTCATGCTTGAGCGAGTCCACGACCGCCCCCAGACTTGAAGCCGAGCAGTTGAGCCACTCTGCGATTTTGGGGTGGGCGTTCTGGATTTTGTTGTACACCCCACAGATGAGGGAGATGCCGAGCTCAAGGACCTCGACGGGACTGTAAATCTCTAGTAGCCGATCAACTTCCTCTTCTATTCTGAGACGGGGGGGGG